GGGAGCAACCTTTTCTGTAGCAAAGTCATTTGACAATATGGAAGACTACAATAAGTTTAAAAAGCAATTTATCAAGGCTAACTCAGTTGACTCAGCAGACGCTGTGAAAGTTGAGCAGCCAAGTGGGGAGAAATCCCAAAAAATGGAGACTAATATGTCAGAAGAAAATAAAACTCCTGAAGTTTCTCCTGAGTTCGATTTGAACAAATTTGCATCAGAAGCTGCTGAAAAAGCAGTTGCTGCTTATGCAATGAAGCAAGCCGAACTTAAAGCAGCTGAAGAAAAAGCACAACAAGAGCAGGCTGAAAAGCAAGCTGAAGTTGAAGCTAATGAAAAGGCTGCTCAAGAAGCAAAGCAGGAAGAACAAAAATCTGTTATTGAAGCAGGTTTATCTGGAGCTGAAAGGCTTATGTCTGATGTTGAAAAAAGAGTCAAAGATGACTACTCTAATTTAGAGGAAGTTGTTAAAGGGCTTGAAAAGCAACTAGCAGAAAAATCTGAAGAAATCATGAATATTCGTGAGTCAAAAAGAATTTATGCTGACAGACAAGGTCAAGGCGATTGGAAAAAAGCTTTCGAGAACGACATCATTGATGCAAAATTTGCTGGTTTAGCTACTGGTAAAGGATGGGACAATGAGTATGCTAAGTCAGTTATGGAAAAAGTTAATGCACATAGTGGTGTTGGCGTTTCATCTGCTGATTTCGAGCAAATCGTTTCAACAAACATCGAAAGAGATATTCAAAATGAGCTAGTATTGGCACCTCTCTTTAGAGAAATCCCAATGACTTCAGCTAACATGATTATCCCAATCCTACCAGACAGCGGATACGCACAGTTCACATCTAACCAAACTGCTAGTGGTTCATCACCACATGGTAACTTGGCACAAAGAGGTGACACATACGGTTCCCCTTATGGTGGTGTTGACCTAACTGAGAGAACACTCTCAACCAACAAGTTGATTTCACAATCATACTTAGGTAACGAAACTGAAGAAGATGCAATCATGCCAATTCTACCTTTAATTAGAGAGTCTATGGTAAGATCACACGCTAGAGCAATCGAAAATGCAATCCTATTAGGAAACCACGCAGACGGTGCTTTCACATCAGGTGCTTTCGACGGCCTTATTAAAATGGCTGACGACGACAGTGATGTTGATACAGACACTGGTGGCGGTGCAGGCGGAATCTTCGCTTCAGGCGACAAAGTTGTCGCAACAGACCTTTTAGCCCTAAGAAAGAACATGGGCAAATATGGTGTTAACCCTCAAGATGTAGTATACATCGTGTCTCAAGAAGCTTATTACAACCTTCTAGAAGATGCTGAGTTCCAAGATGCTAACCTAGTTGGCGACATGGCTACTAAGCTATCTGGCGAAATCGGCCAAGTATTCGGTTCAAGAGTACTATTATGTGACGAATTCGCATCAAAAGCAGCTACTAAGCACGCCGCTGTAGCAGTTTATGCTAGAAACTATGTAATGCCAAGATTGAGAGGTGTTACCATCGAGTCAGACTACGAAGTAGCTAACCAAAGAAGAGTCCTAGTGGCTTCTCAAAGATTAGGTTTCTTAGACCTAATTGACGGTGCAACTTCTAAGTGGGCATTTAAATACGCAGCAGCTAGTTAATAGCTGATGGATTGGAGGGGAGCAATCCCCTCCACTTTTTAAGGGAAATATGGCAGATTTAATAACATTACAACAATACAAAGATTTTGCAGGACTTCAAGGCGAAAGTGAAAATGCAAAAATCAATGTTATTATACCTGCAATTAGCCAAGCAGTAAAAACATACTGTGCTACAAGTTTTATAGACTACTATTCTGTTGATAAAACTGAGTACTTTGATATAACTGATGATTTGACTTACGCAATAATGGTTGACGAAAGTCCTTTAGTAAGTGTATCTTTAGTACGAGAAAGGCAAAGCCAAGCTGATTCTTGGGTAACTTTAATTACCGAAAACTCAGACGGCAGTGGAAAGTATGATTACATACTAGACATAGAAAAAGATACTATTTTTAGAACTACTGCAACTGGAGATAAATATTTTCCAAAAGGTAGAAAAGCTGTAGAAGTTACTTACAGAGCGGGGTATAGTGCAACTCCAGAAGATTTAAAACTTGCATGTTTTGATTTAGTTAAATACTATCTCAAAGATGAAAGAAAGTCAAGTTTAGTTATCTCTGGTGCACAAATTCAAAACCAAGTAAGTACAAGTTTACGAGAAAATATAGGATTCCCTGACCACATTAAGAGAATACTAGATTTTTATAAGGTTCATAAGTAATGGCCGATAAATGGAAGTTTCGTACAGTTGATAAAAAGATTCGAGGCGAAAAATTTGACAGATTACTAAGTTCTCAAAGAAATAGTATTTTTAAAACAGGTACACAATTAGGGGAAAAATTAAGAGCACAAGTACAAGCACAAATAACAGAATACTCTCAATTTGATAAATTATTAAGAGATGCAGTTGGTGACTTTGATACTAAAATGGCAGATGATTATGGTAAATTATTAAAGCCAGAAACTCAAGAAAATTTAGGTAAACAATTACAAAGATTAGTAAAAGGAATTGATAGTTTACCTGCAGTTGAAGTAGACCATACAGATATGAAACCTGTAAATCAAGCTTTATCTTTAACAATAATTGCTTTGAATGATGCTTTAGAAGAAATTCAAGTAAATAGAGAAGCAGGAAAAGCTGATTTAATGTTTATAGCTAGAAACAATGATTTACAAAAAGAAATAGGACCTTTTAGTAATATTAGTGGTTTAAAAACAAAAACTGAAAATGTTATAAATAAATTAAGAAAACTAAGATTATTTTCTGAACAACTTGAATTAAAATATAGAAAAGGAGATAGTTTAAAAGATTTAGTAGAAAAGTTCGATGACTATGCAGGAAGCACTGTTGATATAAGTTATCTAAAAGAAAAAGATTTAAATTTTACTGACGGTAAACTTGCAAATCTTAAAATTGTAACAAAAGAATATAATAGAGGAAAAGGAACTTTTGAAAATATTATTGGAACTTTAAGAGTAGCAACTCTTGGAGGTAAAAAAGTAAATTTAACTAATGACATGAAAGAAATGTTAGAAGTTATAAAAAAGAAAGGGCCTGAAAACATAACTGGGTCAAAAGCAATAAAAGAAGTATTAGGAAAACAAGTTACAGATACTTTTAAAGGAAAGAAACCAAAAAAATATAAAACTGCAAGTAAGAAAACAGTAAGTAAAAAAAGAAATATAAAAAGATTACAAAAACCTACAAAACAAAAAATAGGAAATGTAGGCACTGCTTTTGCCACAACTATGAGAGCAAATAAAGCAGCAAAAGCTACTAGAGAGTCTGGTAGTGATATACAAAATGAATTAAATAAATTAAGAACAGTAATAAATAGAAGATTAGGTGCTGAAGTAAGAAGAAATATGGGCAGACCAGCACTAATTAATAGAACTGGAAGATTTTCAAATAGTGCAGAGTTAGTAAGATTGACTTCTTCAAATAAAACTATTGTAGGAGAATATACTTATCAGTTTGACCCTTATCAAACTTTTGAAAATTTAGGTTCTAAAAAGTGGCCAGTAGGATATAATCCAAAACCACTTATTGCTAAAAGCATTAGAGGCTTGGCAGAACAATATACTGACAAAAAATTTACACTTAGGAGAGTATAATGGCATATAGAACGCAGAGAAAAAAGATTGCCGAAGCTCTTGTAGAAAAACTAAAAGAAATAGATGGCAACTATCCATATAATACAAATATTTTTGATAACGCGGATAGTCATTTAGTATTTTTAGACGAAATACAACAATACCCAAAGGTTTGTGTAGTTGCAAGTGATGAAACTAGGCAATACCAACCTGGAGGTTTTAAATGGAGATTTTTACTATTATCAATAAGAGCATATGTGAATAATAGTGAAGATCCACAAGAAACATTATCATTATTACTCGAGGATATAGAAAGAGTAATCGACAATAATGATACGCTAGTGTATGATGACAGTGTCGACCCAAACTTGCAAACGACATCAATGACAATACAAAGTATTACAACTGATGAAGGAGCAATTTCCCCATTAGGAATTGGAGAGATAACTGTCGAAGTACGATATTAGGAAACAGAGGACGCTGATTAAAATCATGCGGAATCCTTTCCAAAGAAGAAATAAATAGGAGAAAGCAATGGCTTTAAATCTATCAAGAAATACCAAAGTATTTGT